AATGTGCTAGTTTTCCAAATGGCGACCATGATGACTTGGCAGATTCGATGACACAGGCTATACTAAGATTCAGACAAGGTGGTTTTATATCCACACCTGACGATGAGGAGTTTGAACCCGCTTACAGAAGAAAGATGGAGTATTACTAATGGCAGCATCAAATGATAAACTTGCAGATGATTTAGCAAAAGCTGGAGAAAAAAGAGGTGTTGACGAAATATTAGGAGTTGACACGGAACCAATGTCTGTAAGGCAAATAAGAAAATTATTGGTTAAAAAAGGCGTTTTACCTAGACCTATGAATATGGGCGGCGTTGTCCCTGGTCGTGGTGGTAGTTTTAAAGGAGTAAGGTAATGAAAGATAAAATGAAGAGGCTTGCAGAAAACATTTTAAAAGCTGAACAAGGCTTGGTTGGTGCTAACATAGCAGCTAATCCCATAAGAAATTTGCCAGGTGTTGTAAAAATTGAGATTGCAAAAAAAATTGTTGGAAAACCCAAAAAAATGAATATGGGCGGTGTAGTACCCGGTAGAGGCGGTAGTTTCAAAGGAACAAAGTAATGTCAGATGAAGCAGATAGAATAAGAGCTTATCAAGACTTAGCAAGGCGTGGTCAACCTGTGCCCGGAAAGAACTTTGGTACTGGTGTAACATCAAAGATAAAAAGAACAGAGCCAAAGATTAAAGTGATAGACACAACCAAGATGAAGCAGTTAAAGCTTTTAAAAAAAGGTGGTGAGACATCTCCTTTGAAGGGATTAGCTAAAACAATTACTGATATACAAAGTGGTAAAACTGGCATCAAGACTGCTGATATGCAGAGGAAGAAAGATGCCGCCATGATAAAAAATTTGAAAAAATCTGCAAAAGTAAGTAAAGTTAGTGCTAGGCCACAGACTTTTAGTATAACACCTAACCCTAAGAAAGATCCGTTTAGTGTTCAACAAAAGACAATACAGATGGCTGACGGAGGCGAGGTTATTAACATGACTAGATCAAGAATGATTAACCCAGAGACAGGAGAGTAATATGCCGGGCACAAAAGGTATGACACCAAAGCTTCAAAAGAAAATGGAAGAGATTATGGAAGAATTAGGCATGATGTCTCCAAGAATAAAGCCAGTTAAAAAGAAAGATGGTGGACTTATGGAAGCAATTGAAAAAGTTAAAGCTAAAGGCATGAAAGATGGTGGCGATGTGGCAAAGCCAAAGATGAGACCTAAAAGCCTTAAAGCAGATAAAACAGAAATAATAAATGAAGAGTTTAGCAAAAAGGTAGCTAGGCAAAATGCAAAGAATAAAGAAACTGGAAAAGCTAATTTAAAAAACTTGCCAGGTTCTAAAGAGTCTTTGAAAGACAATGATGATATTTTTAAGAAAGTCAAAAAGATGGAAAAGGGTGGTATGGCACCAAGAAGAGCACAGCAAAGTCCAATGAGAGCCATGAACAAACTAGATGACGCAGTAGAAGAATTTATTGAAACAATTGAGCCATTTCAAGGCACAGTAAGAAAAGGCGAAACTCTTAGAAACATAGATGGCAAAACTATGGTTGTTAGAAGAATGCCAAATCCAAATGCACAAAGTGGCAGAATGATTTCCGATAGAGACAGAGCAATGGTAGGTGCTATGTTGGGAGAGGGTGGCAGAATGATCTCTGACGCAGACAGACGTATGGTAAGTCAAATGATGGGTGCTAGAAGAATGGAAGATGGTGGGGTTGTACCAGCTAAATTTAAAGGGTTCTCTAAATTACCAGAAGATGTGCAACAAAAGATGAATCCAACATTAGCAAAAAAATTCAAAAAAGGTGGACCTGTTAAAATGGGTTCTGGCGGTGGTGTCTGTAGAGGTATGGGTGCTGCAAGAGCAGGCGGAAAGTTTAAGCTTAGATAATCATGGCAATTGAAAAAGTAAATGGCGTTGAAAACGTAGAACAACCTCAAGGCATACAAATACCTTTGCCAGAGGTGGACATAACACCTGGAATAACAGAACTTGATGATGGTTCTGTTATCATAGGTGAGACACAACAAGAAGTAGAGGCAACTTTACCAGTGCCATTTGATGCTAATTTAGCAGACTTTATTGATGATGATGACCTTGGTGTAATTTCAACTGATTTAGTTGGTGCTATTGAAGATGATATTTCTTCTAGAAGAGAGTGGGAAGATACATACAAAAGTGGTTTAGAACTACTTGGTATGAACTATGAAGACAGAACAGAGCCTTTTGATGGTGCTTCTGGTGTTGTTCATCCTCTATTAGCAGAAAGCGTCACACAGTTTCAAGCACAAGCATACAGAGAAATGTTACCTGCGGGTGGGCCAGTTAGGACAGTTATTGTAGGTTCAGAAAGTCCAGAGTTATTAGCACAATCAGAGCGTGTTAAGAACTACATGAATTACCAAATAACCTATGAAATGGAAGAGTATGACCCTGAATTAGATCAGATGTTGTTTTACCTCCCAATTGTAGGTTCTGCTTTCAAAAAGATTTATTTTGACCCAACAATGCAAAGAGCAGTATCAAAGTTTGTTCATGCAGAAGATTTAATTGTTCCATATAACGCTACAGATTTAAGAACATCATCACGTATAACTCATGTAGTAAGAATGGGTAAAAATGAGATTAGAAAACTTCAATTACAAGGGTTTTATAAAGACATAGACTTGCCATCAACAGATGGTGGTTCTACTAACTATGATGAAGTAAAAGAAACAATAGATGAAATTCAAGGTGTAGAAAAAAGTACAAGTGATAATGAAGAGTTAACTTTATATGAAGTTCACACAGATTTAGACCTAGCAGGTTTTGAAGATATTGGACAAGACGGAGAGCCAACTGGATTAAAGCTACCTTATGTTGTAACAATAGTGGAGAAATCTGGTGAAGTCTTATCGATCAAAAGGAATTTCAACGAAATTGATCCGTTCCGTAGGAAAATACCTTACTTTGTACACTATAAGTTTTTGCCTGGTCTTGGCTTTTATGGCTTTGGTCTCACGCATATGATAGGTGGCTTATCAAGAGCCTCAACATCAATACTAAGACAATTAATAGATGCTGGTACGTTATCTAATCTACCTGCTGGATTTAAAGCCAGAGGTGCAAGAATAAGAGATGATGAAACACCTCTTAGTCCTGGAGAGTTTAGAGACGTAGACATGGTAGGTATGGATTTAAGGCAAGCAATCATGCCTCTTCCATTTAAAGAGCCTTCTCAGACCTTGTATTCGCTATTAGGAACCCTTGTAGACTCTGGTAGACGTTTTGCGTCAATGGCAGACATGAAAGTTGGAGAGATGCAAGGCAATGCTCCAGTTGGCACCACTATGGCTATAATGGAGCGTGGTACCAAAGTTATGTCTGCTATACACAAGAGGCTTCATTACTCACAAAAAATAGAATTTAAATTACTTGGAAGAATATTTGCTATGGATGTTCCAATGTATCCATATCAAGTTCCAGGTGCTCCACCAGAAATCAAACAAACAGATTTTGATGACAGAATTGATATATTACCAGTTTCAGACCCAAATATATTTTCTATGTCACAGCGTATTGCTTTAGCACAAACACAATTACAATTAGCACAAAGCAATCCAGATATTCATGGGCCGAATGGAATGTATCAAGCCTATAGAAAGATGTATGAAGCATTGGGCGTTACAAACATTGAGGCTGTGTTGCAACCTCCCCCTCAGCCTATGCCCATGAACCCTGCAAAAGAAAATCAAGAAGCTTTAAAAGGAACTGCTTTAAATGCTTTTCCAGAACAAAATCATCAGGCACATATATCTGCCCATTTAGCTATGATGAGCACTCCAGTAGCACAAGCTAATGCTGCTATAATTATGACATTACAAGGTCATATATCAGAACACATTGCTATGATGTCAGAATTGCAAGCACAACAAGAAGTAATGGCTTCGATTCCACCAGAACAACAAATGATGATGCAACAAGATCCAAATGCTATGAAAGCAATGCAAGATCAAATAGCCTCAAGAAGTGCAGAATTAGCTGCTGAAATTCAAGAGCAGTATGCACAAGCTTTAACACCTCCACCAAGTGAAGATCCTCTTGTAACAATAAGAAAACAAGAATTGGCACTTAGAGGTCAAGAGATAGCACAGAAGCAAGATCAGTTTGAGAAAAAACAAAATTTAGAGAAGGAAAAAGAAAGAAATGATATTCTTCTTGATCAACAAAGATTAGACCAGCAAGAAGAAATAGCCAATCAAAGGGATCAAACAACTAGAGATATAGCTGCTATGAAAGCTATGAAAGGATAGGTTATGGTTAGCTCAATTAGAGAAAAAATGTGGGAAGTTGAAAAAGAGAAAAAAAGACAAAGAAGACTTGCAAAAGAAGGAGTAGTAAATGCCATTGAAGAAAGGATCATCCCAGAAGACAATAAGCAAGAACATTCGCAAGTTGAAAAAAGAGAAGTATCCGCAGAAAAAAGCAGTGGCGATAGCATTGTCGAAAGCGGAAAAATCAAGGCTTCAATTAAAAAAACCAAAAAAAAATCAAAAAAAAATAATAAAAAAACGTAATGGTGGAATTATAAAGAAGTTTTCTGAAATAGCTAAACCACAAAGATTTCAGGGGATTTTTTAGAGGTAAATATGGTAGTTGCTGAAATCCTTACTGGTATAGCTCTAGTACAAAAATCAGTAGATTTCATTAAGAGCAACATAGGTACTGTAAATGATATAAAAGACATAGCTAAACAAATTGATGGGTTCTTTCTTGGCGAAGAACAGATGAATAAGGGTCAAGGAAAAGGACTTTCATTAAAAGAACAATTTGGCTCTGTAGAATCAAGTGCGGAAGATTTTATTAATCGTAAACTTTTAGAAGAACGAAGAAACGAGTTAAAACAATTAATTAATCTTAGGTTTGGACCTACTGCATGGGATCAAATAATTGCAGAACGTGCAGATAGGATAAGTAAAGCTAAAGAAGCACAAAGGCAAGCAA